CGTACGCCTCCGGCCAGCCGTTCATCATGCTCCGCAACTTCGAGGTGCCCGATCACTTCTACCCGATCGGCGACATCGAGCAGATCGAGTCGTTGCAGCTCGAACTCAACGAGACCCGCAACCAGATGATGAACCACCGCAAGCGGTTCGCCCGCAAGTGGCTGTACGAGAAGGACGCCTTCGATCGCGACGGCATCCAGGCCCTGGAGTCCGACGTCGACAACGCGATGATCCCGGTGCTCAGTGACGGAGACCCCGGCAAGGTGATCGCCCCGGTCCCCGCCGTCATCACGCCGCCCGAGTTCTACAACCAGTCGGACCTGATCTCGACCGACATGGACCGGGTCTCCGGCGTTTCCGACTACCAGCGCGGAGCGCAGACGGCGATCAAGCGCACCGCCACCGAGGCAGCGATGATCCAGGACGCCTCGAACGCTCGGGCCCAGGATCGCCTCACGAAGATCGAGGATGGCTTGTCGCAGGTCGGCGAGCGGATCATCATGCTGATGCAGCAGTTCCTCACCGGCGAGCACGTCGCTCGGGTCATCTCGATCCCGGGAGCAGCCTGGCTGGAGTACGACAAGGACTACATCAAGGGCCAGTTCGACTTCTCGGTGCAGGCTGGCTCGACCGAGCCGATGAACGAGACGTTCCGCCGCCAGGCGGCGATGCAGTTGGTCGACGCCTCGATGCCCTTCCTGGAGAACGGGGTGGCCGATCCGGTCACGCTGTACCGCAAGGTGCTCTCCGGCTTCGGCGTCACCGACCCGACCGAGTACATCAACAAGCAGGTCGGCCAGCCTGGCGGGGACCCGGCGGGCTCCATGCCTGCTGGACCGCCGCCGCCGCAGGCACTCCCGCCAGGGCCTCCTCCCCCTGGCGGGATGCCGCCGATGGAGCCGATGGAGCCGAACGACATGGACATGGACGACATGCCCATGCCTCCTGGCGGAATGCCGATGGGCCCGCCGCCCGGCGCCGCCCCGATGCAGCCGGGCATGTTGCCGCCCGAGCTGGCGGGACTGCCGCCTGAGATCCTCCAGGCGATCATGTCTGGCCAGATCCAGTTGCCTCCGATGGACGGCGGGATGCCTCCCGGGGCGCCAGAGGGCGTTCCACCAGAGCTGCTTCAGATGCTGATGATGCAGCAGCAACAGGGGATGCAGTAGGCATATCACCTCATGGCTTGACCGCCATGCCTACAATGCGGTCAATGAGCAACGTGGAATACGACTCAGCCCCAGAGGTCGAAGCAAGCCCCGTCGTGGACGGCCAAGCAGGCGAGACCCCCGAAACCTTCGATGACGGCCCAGCGCCAGAACCGGAACCGGAATACGAGTACCTCGAAATCGACGATGAGCTCGGCAACAAGCGAGTGAAGATCATCCGAGACGGCGAGGAAGTCGCAGTCCCACTCCGAGAGGCACTGGACGGGTACAACAGCAATTCTGTCGCAACCAAGAGGTTCCAGGAAGCTGCCCAGATGAGGGAGCAAGCCGCAGAGGCACTCCGACTCCAGCAGGCGTTCCAGACCTCCCCAGGGTTGACAGTCCAGGTTCTTGCACAGCAGGCAGGTATGAGCGTCGAGGACTTCCTCGGGCTCACACCGCGTCAACAGGCAGCGGCAACGCAATCCCCGCCGCCTCTCGACGAGTATGCCGACCCGCTGGAGCGCGAACTCATGGTCGAACGCCAGGCTCGCCTGGCCCTCGAACAGCGGCTGGATGCACAGGATGCTGACCGGTACCTACGCTCGCGAGTCGAAGGTCTCAAGCAGACGTATCAGATCGGTGATGAAGAAGTTCGCTCCGTCGTGGCCCAGGCACTCCAGATGGGTGTTGGCCCCGAATCGTTCGACATGATCTACCAGGCACAGGCCTACCAGAAGCTGCAAGCCATGACATCGGCCCAGCAAGAGGTAGCTCAGCGCACTGCCGCCGACGACACGCGTCGCCGGGCAGCCGCCGCCTCAGCCGCGAGTACGGTCAGCTCTGGAACCGGAGCCGCCAACGTCACCACTGTTCCGCCTGCGGATGTCCACATGACACCCCGCGAAGCGGCCCTCGCAGCTTTCGAGCAGTTGGGAGCCTGACGCGGGTCTACCTCTTAGGGAGACTTCGACATGGCACTCGCATCACATACCCCGGCAACCTGGGACGAGATCCTCTCAACCACGTTCCACAACTACCGGAAGTCCTTGACGGACAACATCTTCAACAGCCGACCGCTGCTGAACTTCTACATGAGCAAGGGCCGTCTTCGCACGGTCTCTGGCGGCATCTCGATCGTCGAGCCGCTCATCTACGCCGAGGGCCAGACCCAGGCGTACACCGGTGCTGGCCCCGTGCTGATCGAGCCGCAGGAAACTGCGACCGCCGCTCAGTTCGGGTGGAAGCAGCTCGCTGCGACCATCATCATCGACGCCTTGGAGGAGGCGCAGAACAACAGCAAGGAGATGGCGGTCAATCTCCTGGAGGCCAAGATCATGCAGGCGGAGGAGACCCTCAAGTCTCGCCTCAACCGGATGCTGTTCGGCACCTACGCCACTCAGGTCGGCGAGACCGCGGGCCAGGTCTTCACGGGCCTCCCGTACCTCATCGACGAGGCCGTCGTTGTTGGCGGCATCGACCCGGCGACCAACGCCTGGTGGAAGTCGGTCGTCACCCAGGGCGGCGCAGTTGACGCTGCTGGCCTGGAGGCTGCGCTCCGCAATGCCTACAACGGTTCGTCCGATGCAGGCAACGACCGGGTGGACTCGATCTTCACCAACGCCTTCGGTTTCGGCTTCTACGAGTCGACGCTCACCCCGCAGGTGCGCTACACCGACACGGCGAAGGCGAACCTCGGGTTCCAGAACCTGATGTTCAAGGACGTCCCGCTGTTCTGTGACTTCGATGGCGGCGGCACCGAGCACGCCGACACGGCGGTCCCAGCCCTGTCGACGACCTCGGCGAACTACTACGGAGTGAACTCCAAGTACGTCGGCCTCGTCGTCCACAAGGATCGCAACTTCAAGCAGTCGAAGTTCACCGAGAACCTGAGCGGCTCCGTCACTCAGGGTGGCGGCTCCGCCACTGCCTCGGCGCTCGACGCCCGCGTGTCGTTCATCACCACGTTCGGTGAGCAGACGATCCGCAACCGTCGCCGCTGCTTCAAGGTGGTCAACGTCACCGAAACCCCGTGACGCCAGGACCCCAGGGGAGCAGCCGCGCTCCCCTGGGGTTCACCCACTTCCGAGTAGAAAGGGCGTCATGAGCAACACCTACACACACGACAATGCCAGCGGACAGGGCGTGGCCCTGGCCCACACCGTTCATGGCGACCCCGTGACCGCCACAATGCGGCCGCTCGCTGGCGGGGAAGGTGTCGGACCAGCAACGTGGTCGACCGCCCCGTACAAGAAGAAGCGACGGGTCAAGGACAACGGCAAGACGCTCTGCGCCAGCGAAGGATGCAGGGCCTACCCGATGACCAGTCAGGAGTACTGCACCGGCCACGCTCGCAGCCTTGGCGTCATCAAGAACTGGAAGTCCGGTCGCCCGAAGGCGGTGCAGCCAGATGAATCTGAGTGAGATCCAGAACTACGTCTGGCGCCAGACCGACACCACTGTCGCTGACCTCCCTGGCGAGACCATCGCCGCCTACGTCGATGAGGGCTTCCAGCGCACGATCGCAGCCGAGAACCGCTGGCCCTCGTACGAGGCGCAGTGGGAGATCACGGTCCCGATCGGGCAGTTCCGAGCGCAACTTCCCAGCGACGTCAACCCACCAGCCATCATGTCGGCCGCCGACTTCGATGGCGGAGGCCAGCCACTGCCGCAGGTCAACCACGAGGAAGCCGAGAGCCGCTGGGGTCTGAGCCCCGCCGACCATCTCGTGCTGAGCGTGGCCTACTCGGTCTGGGCTGGCTACTTCTTCCCGTGGATGCTGTGCATCGGCGACGCCGAGCGCAAGTTCTATCTGCGGGGGTACCGCAAGCCGCTCGTCACCTTCGCCTCCAACGGCCAGGTCGACGCTGATCCCCGCCTCCATCTCCCACTGTGCCACTACGCGATCGCGCTGGCCTACGCCCAGCAGGAGGACGACGTCCTCGAAAGCCGGTACATGGAACGCTGGGCTGGCGGAGTCGAGCTGGCTCGCAAGGCGATCATGGACCCGGCACGCAACCGTCCGATCGTCATGTACGGCGACTGGCGCAATCGTCGTGGCGTGCCGTTCAGCAGCGTGCTGTCCGGCGGTCGCGGTGGTGGCGATGATGGAGTGGCGGGGATCGTCCAGATATGAGTCGTCTCCAGCCGATCACGCTGCGCGACTTCACCGGCGCACTCAACGTCAGGGAGAACGCGTTCCAGCTCGCCGACAACGAATCCCCGGCGATGCTGAACGTGCATGTCGACTCCCGCGTCGGGTTCGCCACACGCGCC